TTATGCGAGCTTCAAGCTCTTGTATAGTTTTAGTTAGTATAGCTATAATTTTACTTTGGTCTATTCCTTGTGGTTTTATTCGTGTGGCGCTATCGCCATCATCATTTATATATGTTTCAGTTTCATCTTTTACACCAGAAGCTGCTTCAGGAACTACTGCTTGTAATTCATGTGCAAGAAATCCTGTAGTAATTTCGGCTGCATCTCCACCATCATCTTCTATTGCAACATCACTAATCCACTTAAATTGACAAGGTTTTAATTTCTTACATTCAGTTGTTGCATCCCAATCATAATCTACATTTTGTTTTAATCTGTAATCAGAGCCTGTTTGAAAAGCAGTTCCACTAGAACTAACAACAATAGCTCCTAGTTGAGTACCATTTACTCTAAAAGTTTGACATTCAAAACCACCAGTAGAAGATGTATTTATGGAAAAACCACCTCCATTAGATTGGTTTGTTAGAGTAACTCCAAGTGGATTACCAGCTGTACCATTAGGATGAAAAGCTATTATACCTTCGTTTGATGCTGGGTTTATTTCAATGTAAGTCTGAGTACTTCCCCCATCACTTCCTTGAATTTTTATTAAACCATCTGATTGAGGATTACGAAATATTAAATCCGCAGCGTCTTTTTTAATAAGTCCAAAATTTGCTCCAGCCGCAGCAAAATTTACATCTAAGCCAGCTGCATCAAGTGTAATATCTCCAGCTACATCGAAGACCAGATTACCAGCGGATTCAAAATCTCCATTTGTACCATCATGTGTAATTTTTAAATCTGAATCTGCACCTATGTTTAAAACTGCACTATCTGATAACAAGAATAAGTCATCACCAATAACAGCATCTAATGCTACTGATAGACCGCCATCTGTTTGTAAGGAACCATCAGTTGTACTTGTTGCATTTGTAGTATCATCTGTTTTTAAGACACCACTAAAGGTTCCTGTTGTTGCAGATAGGGTACTAGCACCAACAATAGTTCCACTAACATCTAAATTACCATTAAGATCAACAAGTGTAGAATTTAATTCTATTTCGTCATCTGCGTTTATATCTAAATCACCATCAGCAGGAGAACCAATATTGATTGCTGAATCTCTAAACTGTATTACACTTGCTCCGTTTAAAAGAACTCCTGTATCGGCAACATGAGTAAAAGTAACATCTTGATCATCGCCTAATCCAATTACAGCACCATCTGCTAAAAATAAATCTGAAAATTCTAATGAAGTAGTACCAAGAGCTGCGCCATCACTTGCATCTGGAACAAATGCAGTTGAAGCAGTAATTGTTGTTGCAGACAAAGTGCTTGCACCAACTATTGTACCGCTTACATCTAAGTTAGCATTAACATCACATAGTGTTGCATTTAATTCTATTTCATCAGTTGCATTAATATCCAATATAGCATTACTTGGCGCACCTATATTTTGTGATGAATCATTGAATTGAATAACAGAAGTTCCATTTAAAAGAAGCCCTGTATCAGCAACGTGCGTTAGTGTTACATCAGTGTCTGCACCAAATCCTAAAACTGCTGCATCTGATTCTAAAGTTAAGTCATCGCCTACAGTTAAGTCAGTACCTACAGTTAAAGCTGCTGCGGCAGCTACTGCTCCTGCAATACTTAAAGTTCCTGCTAAATCTAAATCAGTAAAAGCATTTAATACTGCTGCACCTGAACCAGCTCCATCAAGTGTAACAACAGCTACTCTGCTATTTGGAATAGTTACTGTTGCTCCTGAACCTTGTTTAATTATTATATTTTGAGAACCACTTGTAGCGTTNTCTATAACTTGAATTCNTTTTAATGTATTTGGTCCTATAGTAATAGTACAAGCTGAATCAAGAGTTCCTGTATATTTTACATACATGGCTCTAGCTTGATCTGACGCACCATCAGCAACTGTAGATGTATGTGTATTTGCATTAGTTGTTATAGCTTCTGTGCCAATACCTAATGCTTCACCTATAAGCTCTAAATTGGTATTTGTAGTAGTACCCCATGTACCACTAGCATCGCCAGTAGCCATTTCATTTAGTCTTAGGTTATTTACATATGAGCTTGCCATTTTTATTCCTCGTTAATATTTATAAAACAATTTCACTATAAGTTGGAGTTTGGGGTATTGTTATATTTGTATATGTTACAGATAAATTTTGCGCCAACTCTCCCCAAACATTTATCGAACTTAATGTGCTTGTCAACTCAAATCCTTCAGATGCTATATTAGCATCAGCAGTAACTATTTCTGTACCTAGTGCAGATGTACCTGCTAAACCTGTCATATCTAGGAAATTATTAGTTATTAAACTTTCATTTCCTACTGCTGAAGTACCAGCATTTCCAGTGACAGAAACATTAGCTGCGGCAGATACTGATTCATCTCCCAATCCACTTGTTGAGGTTGTTGCAGTTACTCCTACAACTGCTGCGGCTTGTACAGCAGTTCCATCATCTAATGCTGTAGTTCCAACATTTCCAGTGACAGTAACTGGTATTGGATCAGAGCCAAAACCTAGCTGACCCCAAGTACCTCTACCCCAGCCATTTATATTAGACATAGTAAAACTACGCTATTCTTATAATTGCATTTGAAGCGTCTGCTGCTGGAAACTGTATTGTAAAATCTCCTGCTGTAGATGTTTTATCTCCACCAAAAGCTAAAACACAAACTGCTTTATCGCTGTTTGTATCGTTATATATTAGACAACCATTAGCTGTAATGGTTACATTGCTAAAAGTTAAATCAGCAAAATCAGTAAATGCTGTTGTTCCTGAAGTTGCAGGATTAACATTAGTTAATGCTGATCCTGTGGCAGAATAATTAGTTCCACTAGCTTCATTTGTACTTGAGTATGCTGTAGTAGTTGCACCTAAAGATGCAGAACTTGTGTACAAAGCTAATTTAAAACTATTTCCACCAGATGCTAAAAAATTATGCGTACCTTCAAGTAGTTCTTTTTTAAATGATGTACACATTGCTTGCGATATTGCCATTATAATCTCCTGATAATATTTGCCATTTCTTGATGACCTTGTTTTTCTAATAAACCTGCTACAGTAGCTCTATCACTCAATACAGCTTGTTTCATGTACAGTAAAACTACATTTTGTATATGATCTTTAAATGCTTCTGCTTGTGCTTTAACCATAGGATCGGCATTTTCGCTTACAGCAATTAAACGCTCCATTATGCGCTCTGTCCAATATTCAGGCTTTAAACCTTCATTCTGAGTAGTTTTAACCCCTACAGTTCCTATTGTGCTTTGTACATCCACACTAAACATTTATTTTCCTTTGTCCATCTCTATAAGCATCTTTACGATTGTATCCGTCTGATTGCAATGTAAGTTTTTGCAAAGACTCTGTAAATCTTTTTTCGTAATTAGCTAGAACATCAGGCTCACCTTTCATAAATACATACGCTTCACATAAAGAAGCATAAAGTAATGTTTCTGGAGAATTTGTACCTAGCCATGATGTTCCATCGGCTGATGCAGTTATTGATGTAGGTGTATAAAAATAATGTAACTCGATGCCAAAAGCAGAACTAGGTGTTGGTCCTAATATAAAATTTTCAGAATCAAATTGTGCATAATGTTTTGGCACACCTGTAGTTGCAATTTTTGGGTATGCTTCTCTTATAAAATTTACATCAATGTTCAGAAGATAATTATAGTTACTGTCAGAGTCAATTACTGCAAGTGAATATGGATATAAATAATCAGAAGGTGCTTTTAAATACTCAGAATCAGCAGTTAAATTAGCTGTTACATTTTTTCTAAAGTTAGGAAGCTCAACAGATTTAATTATTCTGTCTTCTGCCTGAACAATAATATTTGATAAGTTTGAAACAAATGTTGCTTCAGTATTTTCTGTATAATCTTGTATTGCCGATTTTAATGTAGTAAATGTCAGACTCATGTTGTACTCACTTTAACTGTTCCAATATCGCCTTTTATATTTAATCCCATTGTACTAGAACCAAATTCAAACATTCCTCCACCTACAGGATTAAAAGAATAATATGATGTAGAAGATACTTCTCCTGCATCTGGTCTAGCATTAAATAAAGTTTGTGGATCACTACTATTTATTTCGCCTAATTTTAATTGAGGATGATCAGTATCAAAACACTCAGTACAAACTCTGAAACCATTTCTTTTGCTGTCTTCAATTTCATATTTAAGCAAATTAAGTTTAAATGTAAAACCACATCTATCACATTGACCTAAAGCTTTTGTTGCTCTTGCATAAGCCATTTAGTAACCATAAACCCCTAAGTCTGGAACAAATCTTACAGATGCCCTTTCTCTGTCGGCATCACTAACATCCTTCCATAACTCATTGTATCTTTGTCTAATCATAGGAACTCTTTGCTGAGCTTCAGGTGATTTACAAGCTAAGTTATATGCTAAAGCATAAGTTAAACAAGGAAGATACCTAGTAGGTACATCTGTATTGTTACTTCCAACATTACCTGTATCTTCAATTTTTTGAACAAAGTCATAAACTAGAGTATATGATTTATCAGGAGTAGACCATAAAACTATATCAATGCTTGATGTACCTTTATCAACATAGAATTGTGTAGGTTTAGCTTGATTAAGTTTATTAGATTGGTGATTGTATTCTGTCTTAGATATTCTGTTTAATCGCTGATCAAATTGTTTTGTTTGATCTCCAGCATCAGTTCTTATAAAGACATCTATTACATCAAGAGCAGACAAATCTATTGTGTAACTGCTTGTGCCAGAAACAACAGAAGCTGTTCCTTGCTCAACAGTCCACAAATTAAGACCTTTGTTTTGCCATTCTAAAAATACTAAATTTAAAGCTCTTTTAGCACTTCTGAACTTATATCCTGATCTTAATTCAAGTCCACAAAGATCATAAGCTTCTTCCATAATATCGCTTAAATCTAAGTTAAATGTATGCGTTCCACTGGTTGCCATTATTTATCCTATTTTAACATTTCCACCTTCTACGAGCCTGTCTGATTCTTGAATCAGGATCGTTTCTAGTTTTAGCTGAACTATTTTTAAGTTGCCCTAGAGACCTTGCACAATAAGATTTTCTTCTTTTTGCAGCTTTACTACCTTTTTTTACATCACCTGTAACTGCTGTTTTTAACTTAGAACCAGGATTGGCTTTACGATAAGCCGCAACCCCTTTCTTAGTCATACCAGCTCCACTTTTAGTAGATCGGTAGTTAGCACCCTTACCTTTAGTTGTTTTAGGTATAGAGTTATCTCTTTTTCTCATTGCTTATGTCTACTTATCGTTTGTTTTTTTTCATAGCTGGAACACTTGTCATTCCGCCACCAAACATATTTTTGACATATTCTTTGTAGGATTGAACTTTTTGTTCTTTGCCCACTTCCCTTCCCATTCTTCCACCGCCAGCCATGCCCTTGGTAGATTTACCACCACCAGCCATGCCTTTAGTTGACTTTCCACCACCAGCCATTCCTTTAGTAGATTTGCCACCACCAGCCATATACTTAGTAGACTTTCCGCCACCAGCCATACCCTTGGTTGATCTACCACCGCCAGCCATGCCTTTAGTGCCTTTTGAATCTTTTTTCTTTTCCATAATAAGTTCCTTTTGTAGATATTTATAATACCCTATGTTTCAAGAGTATTATAAATTCTATTAATATCAAAATATTTTTAAGCGTGAAACACAGTCATTGTTAAAAAAGTAGATACAGTATATTGAATGTATATACCATTAGAAAAGACTACTCCTTCATCTGGAATGACAACATCTCTTGTTGCATTAGCATCACCTACAGAACTTAACTTCATCAAACTTGTTCCTGATGGTGAAGTTGTTAAAAAGTCTGTAGTTCCTGCTGTTGCAGTGCCAGTTAAATAAATACCTTTTAATCTTGATCTGCCTTGAAAGATAACATCTGCTGCCGAAGCATTGACTCCTGCTGAAACATTTCCTGCTGGATTTCCTACAGCAGTTATAGAAGCTATTGTTAGAAAGAAATTAGTTCCAGTAGCTGTACCAGCATTAGCACCTGTAATGGATTCTGTTTGGGAATCTCCATTAATATCAGTTCCAACAACAGTAAATGATTTAGCAGAATCATTCCCAGCCGAAAGGATCGTTACAATCCTCCCATGACTGAGTGTAACAGAACCACTGTCAGCTAATGCTCCCCCTATTGTAAGGGCTGCATTATTTCCAACAGAGGCTGCTGTTGATATTCCATCTGCATCTAAGGCAACTGTATCAGCAGTTATAGTGACTGCTTTTACATCTGATCTGCCAGCCATAAGTTACTCCTAGATAATACCAGTAAGGTTAATTAATGAGTAATCAGTAGTTACATTAACAATCATAACAGTACCTATTACTTGTATAACATCTCCAGCCGCAGGTCCAACAGCTCCAACAGCTCCTAATGGTACTGCGTGATTACCTACAACTAATGTTCCTGAAGTTAATACTGTAGCTGGTCCTGAAACTGCAAACCAACCAAAATGAGTAGCAGCCATATCGACCACTGTTACACCCATTGTTGCACCTGTAGTTGTAGCCGCTTGACCAATTAAAGCACTTCTTGGATCAGGAATTAAAGTTATTCTTGAGCTTGTTGTTATTGCTGTTGCTAAATCATCGTAGCAAGTAATTACGATTGAAGGGTCCTCAGAATGATCATGTGCAGGATTAGATTTGATTCTAAGCATTTGACCTTCGCCAGCCGCATCATTTACATAAAGATAACCATTTGCATATTGATTAAGAGTTATATCAGTACCAGCAGTTTCAACTGAAATTGCAGTTTCTCCAGCCGCTACACCAGCAGTAGGTGTTAAATCAAAGTGATGCGCTATTGAAGCAGCATGAGTTACACATTTNCCAGCCGTTACAGCACCAGCACCCATTTTTCCATAACTGTAAACTGTGTTGCCGTAAAGCAATCTACTTCCTAAAGGAAATAACTGACTTGCTCCAGATGTGTAGGGATCGACTGTAGCATATTGGCTTCCGCCTTTACCTACAATAAAATCGGCAGGTCCATACCCAGTTGCTGCTGCATACTGAATGTGTCCACCATCATCAGTAAAAATATTACCATCACTATTAATTACTAAACCATCTGTTGCTGCTCCTGATGTGGAGCTTATATCAATAGTTTTGAATCCGTTTTCAGACCTTATTGGTCCGTTAAAAGTTGTATTAGCCATAATTTCATCCTTTGAAATTTAGTCTATCATCTTGGCAAAGTCTGCTAGGTCAGTTGATAGAGTTATTTTTTACCCTAGATTTTTAATATAACACAAAAAAGGGGAGCTTTCGCTCCCCCTTATTGTTTACCTTTACGATGAACCAGGTGATCCAAAGATACCAAGTGGGTCTGATACTCCAAATGAATATCGTTCCCTAGCTTTGTATCGTACATTACCTGTATCAAAGTCTCCGTCCATAGAAGTAGTCATAGGACTTCTAACGAAATGCTTCATGCCATCAGGAATATCTGTTGTAATAAAGAAAGCATTTGTATCAGTTAAATAATGATTAACTGAATAGCCTTCTGGTATTACACCATTTGTCTTAATAGCATTGATGTCGTTATCAGCCGTACCTACTCTATAGTCACTTTGTAAAAGTCTAGTAGCAACAAACTGTAAGTCTGAAGGTACAATCAACTTTCTAGGTCTAGCAGCAATTTTTAAGCCTCTATCATCAGTATATTTACCGATTTGAATGATTGCATCTTCTAAAGAAGTTTCATTCAAGTCAGCACCTGCTGTAGGGCGGTTGCTGTTAGTTCCACCATTTACTAAAGGATGTGCTGTGCTAAATAAAGCAACACCATCTCCACTGGTAAATGCAGTAGAAAAACCATTGTTAAGTGGGTTTACAGCTTTTACTTGTTTAGTATAAGCCATTGCGCGAGCCAAAGCTTTGGTGTATCTACCAGATAAAGAAACATAGAGATTATCTTCCATTGCTTCTTCTGTGATTGAGTATCCCATTGCAATTGTTTCGTGCGTGTAACGAGCCACAAAAGATTCTTGTGCAGTATCATAAGTGATAGCTGAACCTTCATCTTTTACTGGAGCAGCTCCAAAACCTGATAGTTTCAGTTCTTCTTCAAAGCTTCTTTCAGAATTTTCTGTCACATAGATTTCTTCATGCTCGTTTTCGTATTGACCATATTCTTCGCCAAATAGAGCGTTCAATCCAGGTAGGAGTTGTTTAAGCTCATTTGCTCTTGATATAGCAGCCATAATCTATCTCCTATTATCCTATACCAGTCGTGTTAAGCAACTGATGCCCAACATTAACCATGACAAGTACATCTGTAAAAGCATCGCCTACTGCACTATCTGGTCCGTCAACAAAGTCAACGATCTTTAAAGGTAGTGTATTAGTAGTTGCAGCCGTAGATATACCAACTGTGTTTTTACTAACTCCGATTGCTGTACTTCCTGCTGTTTGCACTACGTTAGCATTTTTACCTAAAGTATCTAAAGTTGCTGCGCCATTGCATTGCATTTGCATTAAAATAAACGGATCGGTTGCTACATACGCAACAATATCATCCGCAGCTGTAGAAGCTGGGAATTGATTGTTAGGTGTGAATTGACCTGTAGTTGGATCGGTGTAAGCACAACCAAGGAAAACACCAATGGTAGTCAAAGAACTTGTACCAGTATCTTTTTCGATAGTGGTATTAGGATTTTGATCTGCCCATTTTACAAAATCACCATAGAATATTGCTGTTGCATATCCGCTAGTGATTGGATAATGTGTTACTTTTCCTTGATAAGGACTTCCAACAACTGTTCCAACAGGTCTAGCTCCATGTGGAGTTGCTACTGATGACATAATTGTCTCCTTACGCTGTTAAGTATTAACTTAACAAAAATTAATTATTAAAGATTCTTTATGAATCTCTACCAAAAGAGGTCTTCGATTTGCGCTCAAACACTTGTTTGGTTGCCATTCGATTATCCTGATCTTTAAAATATACATTGTCTACAGATTCCATTTGCGATTTCGCAAGACTATTAAAATGTTCATCTCTGGATTTCGCTTTATCCGCAGGCATTTTGCATAATAATTGACCACCAATTTCAACATTGCCTTTTTTAGCCCATTCTGAATTATGATCCATCATATGAATCTGTAACTCTGGATGGTCTTCCAATCTGCAAGGTAGCCAGCCTTCACGAAACCTTCTGGAAACATTTGGATTATCAGATTGACCTAATAAGGCTGTTCTGATGTATCTAAATACCCATCCTGTTTGTGCGTCTGGTGTCGGTAAATTAGCAGAATTTTCCCAGCTTTGTGTGTGCTGAGTAGCCTCTCGGCTTTCTGTCTCTCTAGGAGTACGCTCTTGGTTTTTCGGAGAATCATTTGAAACTGGGGTTTTTGTATTGCTTTTAACGTCAGTCATATTAAGACTCCTTTAATAATTGATTTGCGTATTGTTCAGGACTTATGCCAAGTTGACGAGCTATTTTAACTTGAGTCTGATTCATACGAATTTGCGTGGGTTTTTTGTTTCCGCTATCCCTCGTTGCGGATGCAACAACTGTTGAAGGTTGTCGTTTTGGTGTTGTATAACCTTGTGAAACTTCAGTTTCATTTTGTGGCTGTACACCAAAGAAGTTAGGAAATTGATTTTTCATTGCTGTATCAACTTCTCTATAATACTCTTGTGATTTAGTTGCAGGGTCAATTCCCTTTGCTTGCAAAGATTGATCTACATACATTGCAAAAGATGTCATCTCTTTGTGTGCTGGATTGGTTCCCATAAACCAAGGATTCCTAGATGACCATGCTTGCATATCTGGATCAAGCTGTGGTTTTTGTGGCTGTACAGGTTCTTGTGGAGGCAGTTTATTCATTACCTCTTGTTGAACATTTACTGCCATTGAAGAAGATTGTTGTTCTGCAAGCGTTGCCCTAGATAACAACTCTTGAGCCTTTGACATTTCATCAGCATTACCTTCTTCGTATGCTTTTTTGAAAGACTCTTGAGCGTTTTGTTTTGCCCATAAAGCGTTGTTATATGCTTGTTTGTTTAATACTTCACCGCCTTGCTCAACCATAGCTTGTAGCTTTTGATTTTCAGACATTAAAGTTTGTAATCTTTTAATTGCTTCTTCAGATTCTCTTGCAGCAGCTTCTTTAGCTCTGCGTTCTTCATGGTATTCGTATTTAATTTTTGCTATTCTATCAGCAGCTCTTTTAGAGTAATTTTCTATTTCTTTGTCTACTGTTTCATCATCAACTTCAGGCGAAGCATCTTCTGCTTTTGCAGGTCTACGATCAACTTCAGGTGTATCATCAACTACTTCTACCTCAAGACCTTCTGGAATTTTATTGTCAATTTCTACTGACTTACCAAAAAATTTGTCTTCTGTAGTTTGAGGTTTGGTTTCTTCTATTACTGGTTCTTCATTTATAATTTCTGTTTTACTCATGCTCTCACCACTCCTGTAGGATCACTAACAACTGCTTCGACAGTATCGTCATTTATCAACCGAAACTCTTGTCCATACATTTTCATGCGAGTGCCTGAATAAGCTCTGAATACAACCCAGTCTCCTTTTTTACACCAAGGACCATTCGGGAATCTATTACTATCTTGATAACACTCTGTACCTAGTTTTAAAACATAACCGCAAATATTGCTGACTTCTTCATCTTTAAGAGTTGAAGTTGCTTTAATAATGCCACCTTCAGTTTTTGTATCTGTTTTAGGCATAGCTATTAAAATCTTCCAGCCTTTAGGTTCAGGCAGTTGACTTTTAGCTTCATTGGTTAATTCAGGTACTTTAATATTATCAGACTTACGCTTAGTAGTAATTTTTGTATTCATATATATTTGCACGACTTTAGGAGTCGAGTTCCTATTTTTCCAAGTTCCTTTGANNAAAATCCAAAAGTTCTCGTTCTGCGAGGGCTAATCCCTCTATAATGCCAGCCATTTTTTGATACTCAGAGAAGTCTTTACAAGCCCCTGTACTCATATGGTCAGCGTGATCGTTCATCAAAGTCCGAAGTTTTATTTTCATATGTTCGGATAATGATAGTTCTTTGCTAGCAATGTTCATACATATTACTTTATGATTGCATTATTATTTCTTTTAACTATCTTCAAGTAAATCTTTAGCTAAGTCAACTCCTTTTAAGAAGTCATCTGTCGCTTTTTGATTATCTAGCTGATCTGCTTTTAATAATTCACTAGCAGCTTTAGAACCTATTTGCGCTCCAGCTATTTGTGTTTGAGATTTAATTCTTTCTCTTTCTATAGCATCCCTGTTAGCAGCTTTAGCAGCATCAAGTTGTAAACGCTTCTCACCTTCTTCTGCTCTGCGCAATGCTTCTTGTTCTTTAATAGCCACTTCTTTTTCTTTGGCTTGTATTAGTGGGTCTTTTTGCATTTCTTGTACACGAAGTTTCTCTGCTCTTTGTTGAGAAGTACCTAGCACTCTTTGCGCTGCTTCTGCGACTAAGCTAGAAATTCGTTTTTCAATATCAGCAGGAAGTGGTTCACCCATAGGCGGTAACTCAACACCAAGTTCTTTTTCAATATCTTCTCTGTATTTCATTGTCAGATGATCATTCACATAAGCAGAAGCTGCTGCAAGGATACCTGCTGCGTTTGGACTCTTTTCTACTGTTTCCATTATTTCTTGGTTTTGCTGTACTGAAGCAATCACCTCGATGTGAGCATCGTGATCTTGATTAATGAATGCTTTGACAGGTTTGCCATTAATAAGATTTTGAACGGCTGTAACTGGATCAACAGCTTT